CCCAATACCAATATATAATTCTATCATTTGGTTCTTCTTTAATTATATTTAAGATTTCTTTTTGCCATGGATGCGGAATTTTTCCATCCATTGGATCCCTAATTTTTTTAGGGATTATCACATCAGTAATATTAGTATGAAATTTTTCATCCTTAGAACAGTAAATAAAATTCTGTTTTTTATTACCTTTAGCTTTTTCAATATGTCCAGTTGGCACAATTATTTTAAATTTGTCAAAATCTATTGGATTCTTGAATTCGACATATCCTTGTAGATGAGGCGTGCCTGCCTCTCCTACTTCTTCACCAATAATGTATTGTGAAGAGCTCAAATCCTTGATTATTTGTGCCATCATTTTAGAAGTATAGTTATTTACAGTAAAACAATATCTTCTATGTCTTTTTCTTAAAACCTTGGAGGAAGATTTAGTATTACCTTCCTCCTTTTCCTCCAAAATTTTTTGTGCCATTTGTGCCAAAAATTCTAACCTTTTTTATTATATAATAATAAATAAAATATATTTAATATATATATATATATTTATAAATCATGTCTCGACGAGACAATTATTTCAATCCGAAAACTGCTGGTCTGGCTTTAGGATACGCAAATCTTGCGTCCAAAATCTATGGATACGCTCGCCCGCGTGCATCCTCTGCTTATTATAAGCAGCGCAGCACCTTAGTAAAGCCAAAATCTGGTTATTCTAAGACCGCACCTAATAGTGCGCCTGCCCAAACTTTACCTCAGCCTTCTAAAAAAAGGCGTCGTCGGAAGCCTATTACGAAGAAAGGTAAAACACTTCGAACAATGAAAAGTCAAATCCGTTCATTGCAACAGTCGGAACGACAGTCATTAGGTCAGATGACAGCTCGGAATATTTATTCCCAGCGTGTTTTAGCATCAGCTAATCAACAGCAAATCGCGACCATTTCGAACCCACTTTCCACAACTACCATTGAAAATGCTTTAGGCAATCTAAAGTTTTTCGACCCTGCTAATCCAGGGACTCTTGTTACAGCATCTATGGCCGTAGGTTCATATCAACGTAATGTTCTATTTAAGTCTGTAACTTCTAAATTACTCGTCCGCAATAATTATCAAACTGATGTTAATGTCAAAGTTTATCTGGCTCAGATAAAGGACGATACTAATTTCGATATTTCTTCTGCATGGGTAAATGCAGTAGCCGATGGTTCAAACATGGTAGGCACTACTGAACTCGGTCAATATCCTTCTGATTATAATCAGGTCAATGACTTATACAAAGTATCTATGCTTTCTAAAGCTTCACTATCACCCGGACAATCTATGACTTGTTCTCACACCGTGAAAGATATCGAGTATGACAGTTCTACTGTAGATTCTCACGGCCTAATTTATCAACGAGAGTATAAATCTTTTCAGTTTTTACTCGTAATCACTGGACAACTTGGCCACGATACGGTCTCTGACCAACAAACCCACCTCGAAGCGGGGGTAGACTGTCAAGTTCTTGACACTTATGTAGTAAAATATGATGCGGGAATTAACATTACCTACACTCATGTCAATAATTATATGGACTCTGCTTTTACTAATCTTGGTGTGCAATCGCATCAACCAACACCAGATAACATCGCCTTCTCAATCGCGTAAATAGTTTCAAATAACTAAAAAAAGAATATAATTTTTTTGATTTAAGCAACATTTCCAACACTTGAAAAGTGTTGTGTAGAAACCAAACAATGGTATTCTAACTACCAATCTCATTAATAATCCATCTATCAGCTGATAACTTACTTTCGTCTGGCGAAGAGTTAGCCATACATATAATGTGTGGTGGATTCATAACAACCATCCCCCCCTCATACTTACCACTGTAAAATAAACCATCTTTAATTTTTTCAATACCACCCCAACTTACATAATCAATTGTACTTCTTGGAATATCAATTATGATGATTTCTGGGAAATCACCTGTAGATTCTTTCCATGATAGAATCGCATTAAACATATCACTTTGTTTTCCATTTAATATTAAGCAATTGTGTTTCATTACAATATGCTTGCAAAGGGCACTTTTGCCAACACCACCTACGGTCTCCCAATACCAATATATAATTCTATCATTTGGTTCTTCTTTAATTATATTTAAGATTTCTTTTTGCCATGGATGCGGAATTTTTCCATCCATTGGATCCC